GAGATGCCATTATAACCCAAGGCCTTATAACAAAATCAACAAATGATGAATTGGTTTCTCTCAAGCTTAAGGTAAACTGATTAGAAGCAAAATCTGATCTATTTTTTAATATTGTCCCTTGTATAAAACCTCTATTATTTTCAATTTTAGCAGAGTCTGCTTCTAAAGTATCATCTCCTATATTAAATCCATTAGTAAAAATACATCCTACTATAGCTTGACTCTTAAAATTAGTAAGAGTTGCTTTAGGTAAATTAATATCAAAACCTGTCCTTTGTACTATAGGTTCTAAATTTTGTAAAACATTAGTTGATAAACCGATAGGAAAATTATCTATTAAAACTATAAACTGAGTGTTAAGAGGTATAGAAGTATTCCAGGTTTCTAAACTATCTAAAAATCTATCTCTAAAACTAATTAAAGGTACACCTGGTAAATTAGTTCCAAATAACCCTAAACCAGGTTGAGCTAATGAACCACCTACTAGACCATTAGTTTTATTAGCAATACCTTGAACAGCATTGTTTATAGAATTTAAAATACCTGGCATAATAATATTTATGCATAAAAAAAGCTCTCAAAGAGAGCTTTTAAATTTAGATGTTTTAAAAATTATGCTGTCTTTCTAAAGTAATGGTATGCCACTGTAGTTGTAAATTCAACTACTTCTCCAGTGCCTGTAGCATTATATGATTGAGGACCTACATTACGAATAGAACAACCTACTAATTGATATTGTGCTACCCTTTCAAGTTGTTTATCTAATAATACTAAATCAATAACTGCGTCAGCTGTTGGCATAAAATAGTTACCTGTACTATCTGCATCATCAAATGTATCAGCTTGAACTTGTAAGAATTTTTCTCTTAAATTATGAGATTCATCAGATCTAAAAGTTAACGTATACCCTTCACTATTATCATAAGTAATTGTACCTGGAACATTAAAATTTAACCCCATATAAGGTACTTGCACATTACCTATTGTTTTACCAGGTAAAACTGCAGTAGTTGCATATACTAAATCATTTTCATCAAAAGTTACTTCAGTACCACCGCCGAAATTAATATTTAAAACTCTAAACAAATTATTTCTAGCAAAATCTCTAGCTTGTGCTTGTGTATAAAAACCTTGAATTGTCTGTGTTGTATCTGCCATATAATTATTTAATCTTTATTATTATTATATTGATGGGTTCCTAGTTACTAAATATGTAAAAACTGTGTTAGCCGGAATTGTAATAAGTCTATCATCGTTTACTCTTGTGGTTAATAATAACTCGAATACATTAGCACTTATAGGGTAAAAATTTGTTTCAATACCGCTTAAACCTCCTATAGCACTTAGACTAACTGTTGCTAAATCTCCTATATCAGTGCCAAAAGTAGTAACATGTTGAGTAATAGTAGCTCCTGAACTAACTGTCATAGCAGTACCAAAGCTAAATTTATTAGTATCCACTGCACTTAAAGGACTATCTTGTAAATCAATAACATCTGCACTTAAATCAGCTACATTACTAGATAAAATTATTGAATCTGTACTTAATGTAAATATATCAGTAGTATTTTGAATTATATCACCTTGAGCAATAGTTATATTATCCGAATTAGCATCACTATTAATTGTTAAATCAGCACTTAAATTAATAAAACTAGTACTTAAATTATCTACTCTTGTACCTACTAAGTTAGTAAAAGTAATTTGTTTAGATTTATCCTGATCTACATCGACTATATACAATACGTCTCCGTCTGCAGGTTGGGTTAATATTTCTAAATCTGTTAATTTAGTATCAGGCATAATAATATTTATAAACTAAAAACGTTTAACCAACTAATTCGTTGAAATCTGCTCCAGTTTTTGTTGCGTAGAAATTAACTAATATAAATTCTGCAGCTCTTACCGGTTTAAGATATATATCAACTATTAACTCATTCTGATCAATTACTGTAGGGGTATTATTTCTTTCATCACATACTACTAAGAAATCATAAACACCTTCTGTATTTTTTGCATTCTCAAAAAGAGGGGATAATGTATTCAACACTCTAGTACGAGTTAATAATGTATTAGGTTCAAATACAAAGAACTTAACTGTTTGTCTTGTAGCTTTTTCTAAGTTTAAGAACAGACGTCTTACATTAATTCTATCAAATGCACTTGGCTTCTTAAGTAGAGTCTTTTGACCAAATATTACAAAACCTTCACCTGGGAAAAATGCTACTGGATTAGTTGATATCTTATAAAGTTGATCTCTTTGCTTTTGCTTAGGATATAATGCAAGATCATTAACACCTGTTACAATACCTCTAGTAAATCCTGCTGGTGCAAACCAAGGTTGGAAATTAGCATCTGTATTAGCCATTGCAGCACCTGCAAAACCAGAAAATGGTACGTAACACTGATCATCTAAATATGAATCATAAACTTGTGCCCATTGAGCATAAGTTGCTGCATAACTAGTATTAACTATACTTGTATGAGCTTGAATAGGTTTAAGAATATTCAATGAGAAGTTCTTATTAGGATCATCTAAAGTTAAGAAACTCTTTCCTTGGACAAAGATCGGCTTAGGTAAATCAGATACAAACATATGATCTTTTCTACGCTTTTCAGCAAATTCTGCAAACCTATCAAAGATTGTTTTCCAATCACTTCTAAATGCTTTTGCTTCAGTTGTTAAGTTATTAACAATATCTGATGTATAAAAACCATCAAAGGCTGAAATAGATGCTGTGTCGTCAAAATACTTACCTTGACCAGTTCTTTCTAAAAATTCTGATACAGCGTTAATAGTACTAATACCACCATCTAATGTTAAATCAATATCAAATAAATCAATATTTTCTACAGTATCAAATAATCTATCAAGTTTAGCTGGAATACTACCAAGATCTTTAGTCTTTGAATCTTGACTTGCATATGAACCTATTGGGAATAAACTATCTGCATTACCTAAATTGATAGATGCTGATTTTAAAGCTCCTGATAATGCCTGAGCTTGACTTAAAGTTGTAGCACCATATGAAGCTGATAAGGTTTGTATATTTTTAATAGCAGCAGCATCACTTGAAAACTTAGTTGATGTAAATCTTACTTTATTAGTAGGTTTGCCATCAATATCTAACCAAGTACCACCATCTTCTGAGTGTGAAATAAACTTATTAGTTAAAATTTGCACATTAGGAGAATCATTTTCCTTAGAATCTATATAGAAACTTGTCGGTATACCACCGTCTGATGAATTTAACTGTCTAAAGCTATCAAATGAACCAACATAAGATTCACTTAATACGAAATTTAATTTAATTGTATCAGGTGAGAATGGTGATTGTCTTAATTTAAATAGACCTAATGAAACTGTATCATCAAAATCATTATTAGCAATATCAAACTTGCTAAGATTTTCCATTATTTCAGAAATACTATCATCTTCTTGACCAAAAGTACTAGTATTATTATCAGAAATTGATGATAATGTAAAATCTAATCTAGTTTCTGGCAATGATAAGTAGTTTGTTGTAAAATCAGCCGATTCTCCAATAGTTTGTGTATTTAATATACCATCAAAATCGGTGGCGGGGTTTAAATTTGAATTATCTACTGCGCCGACATAAAAACCTTGAAATTTTTCATCAATTGTCGTTTGACCTTTATTAAGAACTAATAATCCAGCTCTACCTAAATTTTCAAAAGATGTTAATTCTTCTGCTTTTGTAGCAACATTTTCAAAATCAAAACCATCTTTCTGTAAAATCTTATTATATTGATTTTGAGTTAAAGAGAAATGCTTTGGTTTACCTAAAGTATATAGAACCCCGGATTGTGATTGATTTAAAGTTCTTAAACCTTGGCCGAAACCAACTGATAATGGACTAGTCGGTGTACCAAGTGTATTACCAATATTAATAGCACTAACAGGGTAAGCTAAAACACCATAATTATTACCAAATCCATTACCAGAATTGGAACCATATGGTAATCTATATGTTAAAATATTTGCAGGGGATTGAAATAGTGGTCTTACTGTATGGTAAAAATATCTTTCCGCTGGACTAGTCGGTGTACCATAAATTTGTTCAAATTCACTTTGACTTGTTACTTGAATAACTTCGTCTGTAGGTCCTTTATCAGAGAAACCTGCAACCATAATGTTTGTACCTGTCGGAAAAACAGGTCTCAAACTTAAATCAACTTCTTTTATTTCTACACCTGGAGATTGTATCGTACGCATACAATTATTTAATGGTTCTCATACTATTTTTTTTGGGTGAATTAGTAAATGTAAACTATTCTAACTCTACTTTTAACTGAGAAAATGCAAATTCAAAGGTTGTTTCAATCTCACCCGGGGTTCGATAATTAAAATTTATACCCCCTAAACTTACAGGAAAAGCTTTAGTATAAACAAACTTAACTTTACCTTTATCAAATTCATCCAAGGCAATTAATGTTATATCTGCTTGATATAATGAAGAGGGACTTGTGCTTCTTCCGTTTGTATTACTAGCAGGTATATTACTAATAGTTTTAGCAATATCTTTCCCGTTAAACTGAGATAATTCTTCATCATTAAGAAGATCTAACCATTTATATAATACCCAATAATTATTAAATTCATTATCAATAGTAAAATTTACAGTTACATTATCGTAAACTGGCCTTGTATGTTTTGATATCTTAAAATTTTGACCACCGTAGTATATATCTTCAGCAGGTACTTGTATTGAAGGAACTACAGCCCCGTATACTGAAAATTGTAAACTATTTTCTATAATTACTGTATTATTTCTACTACCTAAATTTTGCTTATTTATATCTTTTAAAACTGGGGGTAAGTTTAAAACTAGAAGAAATTTATCTAATCTACTTTTATTAAATTGTGATTGATTTACTGTTGCCATATTTTATACCCTTGTTTTTCTAACTGATCCATTTCACTATTACTATTAAAAGCATTACCTATTATAACGGGTAATGTATTAGATAAGCCTGATTTTTCATTAGTATATAAAGAAGTTGGATTCATAAAATATTTAATACCAAAATCCATTTGTTGAAGCTCTAATGGTCTATTATTTGCATCTCTTTTTACTACATCAAAATACGTTTCTACTATATCATCTATTAATATTATAAGGTTCCACATTAGTGAGGTGACTAAATCATCATGATATCCCTTCTTTGCGTTCCATGTACCATTAGCAGCTTTAACATAGTTTTTTAATTCTCTTACTGTTCTATGATCGTTTATTTGTACTGATTCTAATTCATTTATCCAATATCTCATATTAGTAACTGCTTTATATTTAGTATTAGTATGTGATATAATACCTAGTTGTTGCTTTTTTCTATTAGCCAAAGAACCTCCCCATGAAATAATATTTTCATAATCATGGTTATTCTTTAATATATCAACAACTTGACCACCGCTATTGTTTCTTTCAACACAAACTAAAGGGTTACCCCAATGCTGTAATATTTCATATACCTTTTCAGTAAAATTATATGGTGATATTTCATTATTATGGTAAACTGCAACTTGATTGATATTAGTTAACTCTGTATAATCTAAAACTTGCACTACAGACGCATCTTTACCTAAACCTTCACTAGTATCTACACTTACAATATAAATTCTATCCTGTTTAGGTTCGTCCCATAGTAAATATTTTCCATCATCAAATACAAATAATGGTTCTTTAGTTTTACTTTTTAATTTTTGAAATAATTCATCATCTAATGAACTTTCACTATTAGATATAAATTCACAATTAAATTCTTGCTGGAAGGCTTCTAAACTACCTATACTATTAATAGTATCAAGTTTCCATCTATCATTTCTACCAGGTATTTCATTCCATAAAATTTTATCTGATGCCCACCCATTTTCCCTTGATTCAGCACCTGAATATAATTTATAAAATAGATTATCAGTACCATTAGCAGTTGAAGCTATAAAAATTTTTGATTTTTTAGATGATGATACTATTGGATAAACTGATTTCCAGAAATCATCTACTAAATGAGGTTCAATAAATGCAAGCTCATCGAGAATTAATACATTAACTGATTGTCCTCTAGCAGCTGTACCTGTAGTGGTTGATATACCTATTCTAGTACCATTAGCTAATACTATAGAAGTTTTTCCATACTCTTTAACGCCCGGTTTTAACCAATTAGGTAATTCTTCATATGCTAATCTTATTCTACTCATTATTTCTAAAGCAGTTCCTTCTTTATTAGCTACAATAAGAATACGCTGATCATTATTAAAGCATGCTATCCATAAAGCATAAATGGTCATCATAGTAGTTTTACCTATTTGACGAGAAGCTAACAATATAAAGAATCTGTTATCCCTCATTTTACGTAAAGCTCTTTTTTGACAATAATGTAAATTTATAGTTTTCTTTCCTTCATCTAAAGAAATTATATAAAAGAATTTTTCAGCAAAGTGTAATATATTTTTTTGACACTTTTTTAACTCTTTAACCATTGTAGGGGTATATTGAAATTCCGCTCCAGTAGTAGGGAGATTAGGATTGTTCATGTAATTTTGTTTATCTTTAACCATTTTGCTATAAATATTTACATGTCTAGATCAAATACTCTAACCGAAATATGGAATACATATAATAAAAATATTCTATCAGAAAATGTACCAGGTGTTAAAGCAGCTAAAATGGGAACTAAAGCTGGTAAGCCGCCAGTAGACCTTAACAATGTCAAACACGGCTTTGCTAATGATAACAGCACCGGTCCAGGTAATGTAGAAGTTTTACAAGAGCCTATAGATCCTAAAACTTCTACTAAAGAAGATGAATTATATAATAGCTCTATATATTCTTCTGAAAAATATACCAAAAAAGATAAAAAACTAGAGAAAAAGGTAAAAGAGAGTATAAATAATAATATGAAATCAACTTTTGACAAACTTTTTGAAAACGTGATGGGTGAAGAAATGCACTCTGATCAAGAAACACAAGAATTAGACGCTTTAGGTATTGATACTGAAGTTTCAGAAACAGACGATGAGGGTAAAGTTACTTTAACTCTTGATCGTGACATGGTAAAACAATTATGCGATGTATTAAAAGAAGCATTAGGGGAAGATGAAGACGATGATGCTGAAGATATGGAGCATGAAGATTATGAAATGGAAGAACGTGGATTTGATGAATCTGAAGAAGATGGTGAAGATCATGATGATGAAGATGAAGATACTCATAAAGAAGCAGTAGAAGCTGATGATCTTGGACATGCTTTAGTTAATCAAAAAGATTCAGGGTTAACACATCCAGGTAATAATAAAGTTGGCACTGTAAAGCCTAAAAGTGGTAAATCATCTGGTTCAACTAAAAAATATGTTGACGCAGAACCAAAGCCATTAGCTGATGGAAAAGGTAAGCTTCAAAGTAAAGCAAATAAAGTAGCATTACAAGCAGGTGCTGACTTTATATCATAAAAAAAAGTAGATTTCAATTAAAAGCGCAACTTATGGTTGCGCTTTTTTTTGCTTAAATATAATTATGTTAAGATTTCATAAGTTTTTTGAAAATATGTATAAGGGTGCAAAGCCTGGTATAAATCATAGACATAGAAGAGCTATACCTGGTGCAGGGGATCCACGCTATACTAGAGATCATCTTAATATTGTACCTGACTATGTTAAAACTGATCCTACAAAAAACCAAAAAATTGAATTATTACGACAAGGTAAAGGTAAAAAAATTTGCGGAACCCCTGAACTTGAATATATTAGAAAAGAATATAATATAGTACCTTTTAAAGGTAAAACTAAAAAATTAGGTAGTACTGGTATTATGTTATATTTTGATAATAATTTAAATAAATTTGTTATTGAAAGATGAGCCTAATAAATTATAATTGTGATTTTCCAGGAATTGTACAGACTGATGAAACTTGTTTTAGGTTTACTGATAAGTCTATACAATCAAATGAACGTACTCTATTTTCTAATTATTGGAGAGAGCAAATAAACTTGTATGGTACCAAGGTTAATTATTTTGTTAACACATATAACTTATTAAGTGCTGATAATTTCTACGGAGAAGAAACTACTAAGATATTTGCTCAACCGAGAGAAATTATTTTAGCAGTAACTTTAAATGAAAATGCTATACAGCTTTCTAAATTTGGTTTTGAAAGTGATGATGAGGTAACTGCTTATATTCATATATCTTCATTCTATGATAACTTCTTTACTTTAAGTTCAGTATATGAAAAACAATTTAACGTTATTGAACCCAAAGCCGGTGATGTATTCCAGTTAAGTGAATATGGAGATGATAGACCAAGCGATAGGCAACCTAAATATTTTGAAATAACTGAAAAATTAGATCAAGATATATCTCAAATA